AAAGCCGCAGCCTTGGTGGGTTAGCCAGAACGCCCGAACGGGAACATAAAGGAGACGTACTCGCCTTGCCTCCCCGGGGCAGTCAGCGTTCGATACGGCGTTCCGAGGTGGTCGAATTCGAGCGGGCGACCACACGGGCCGTGGACGGGCGACTGCCCCCTGCTTGTTTTCGACCCGAATCAGCTCAAGGTGATGGGGAACCCCAAACAGGTAAACCACCTCCTCCCCAAGCGGTTGGTGCAGCCGGGAGATGATAAACGGGTCTCGGGCGTTCGAAACGATAATGGTTTCGCTCATCGTACTTTTTTCTTTTGTTGGTATGGCGTATATGCGGTTTTGTTGGTCACGGCTTCGCCTGCGACAGACCCGCCTGATGACAGGCGTTCATAGCCGCCTCCCTTGTCGCGTAGACCTTCAGCGGGCTGTCCCCCCTTTCCCTGGGGAAAATGGTCATGACTTGGCCGCGTAGTCGCAGGTAAAACCTGCGTGGGAGCGAACAAATCCGTGGCAGTCCTTTCCCCTCTACGCCCCAAACCCATCCACCATCAGGCAGACCAACACCTTTTGTGAAAACCGGTTCTTTTGCGTGCTTACACGTCTTGATTGTTAGGTATTTCTCTACAGCCGCGAGAAGGTCCTGCTCATGGCCGAGCATGTAATAATTGCTGGTCCACACCGTAAAGGTCCAGACGAGGTTAATTTCGTGGCAGAACAGGGCTGGGCCTTTGGTGGGTATGTTGTCTCCGGGGGCGGAGACGTACAACGTGGTTCCCCCGATGGTTTTTACCTCTCCGTATTGGGAGAGGAAGTCTATGATGTCGTCCCTGCCGAAATTAACCGTGTCGCCGCCCATCAACAGCATCGCCATTATTCGCCTCCCCATACAAAAGTTGTTCCCGAATCATTATTTTTGACTGTAATCTCTCGCGGAAGCTCGGGCGTGGGCATCGGCAGCCAGAACCCTTCTTTAATTGATTGCCCCTCGAAAAAGGCGGCGTGGTAGTAAGTACATCGTTCGCCGAAAACGCCGAGCAGCAGGTGAACCCGTACTGGTAAGATGGTGGGCTCGTCGGCGGCGGACAAACGGCCGTAAAACCAGTACCACCCATCTTGGGTGGGGTGCTCACTCGACCACACCCCCTGCGCGTGAACGCGGGGTACGGCCCCTCGCGGGTTGTTTTCGGATGGTTTCATCGAAAATCTCCAGTGTCGAAACCCATCGCCTGGAGGCGAGTGGGTATAAACAAACAACACTTTTCTTGGTGACAGCCTCGCCAACCAGGTATTAACTTAATGGCGAAAGTTGTGGTTGACGCGGACAAGAACGCCGCCGTCAACGTCGGGCGACGTGCCCGAGGGGCCGAAGTGAACCGGCCTATGGCTCCCCCGCCTGGGGTCGGGCAAGCCCAATCCCATTTGTGGGTTGGGTAGTTGATAACTTCTCCTGCGAGTTAGTGATTTCCCCCAAAAGGGAAACCTTGTCGGTCCAGCTTACTCCGTTGTGGCCAACCATGACCTATAGCTTGGTCTTGGCTGGTTTGGCGATGCGCCGAACAGGCGACTGGTTAAGCACCGGCGTCGCTGACGCGCGTGCTAGCTTCTTAACGAATAGGAAGTGGCGGACGGCCGCCGCCACGTCCAGTCGGAAGTGTTTGTCGTGTGTCCCTGTGGCTGTGCCGTCGTAGACATCGAACCACCAGCTGTTGTCGGCCTGGTAGCAGTAGACCCGAGGAGGAAACGGCGTGCCGTTTTTTTCGGCGTAAAGCCAGCCGCAACCCGGTGGGCAATTGACCGACAGTTTCTGGGACGTTTGCCCGTACTGGCGTAGATATTCTTCGAGGTCGTCCCACCCCCATGGGACAAGCTCGCCGTCAAGGAATACGCGTGGAAAACTCATTAGTGTATCCTATATCGTGAGGCTGGTCGCTTTTATTCGTCGTGATTACGCGTTAATCTCTTCGCTGTGTCAAGATGCTCGTTATCTCGACAACCAACTGTTCCCCCCGACGGGGGAAACTATGGGCAGGTGGCTTTTCTCGCAGCAAGACCCTATTTCCCCTAATAGGATGCTCCTCCCCCAGAAACCCAACCGGCAACGGCAGTGGCGTGACGCGTCTTGTTTCGGGGCTGTCGCGATGATAATCATCGGGGGAGGGGCTGTTATCGGTTTTGCCGTGTGGTGGCTGAGCCGATAACAACCACCGTAAAATCCTCCAAGAAAGTTGAAGGTTTCTGCGTAGCGCTCACGCCACCTATCGCCGCGGCCGCAGCGGCAGCGACAGCCGTTCCACCATGGCGTCGAAGTCTTCTCTCGTCAGCGGCTCGTCGTCGGGGAAGTCTACCTCAAGCTCGGCGTTAATCTCGCTCAGGTGGGCCACGGCGTACAGCATGGCCACCTGCATCACCCACCAGTCCTTCTTGCTCACGTCGGCGTGTTCGTTCGTCACGGTCAACCATTCCGGTAATTGTTCAACGCCCGAGGACCAGTCCTTGTTGGTCACCACGAGGTCACTCAGGTGTGGTATCGGGCCTGTTGGAGCCACACCTCGGAGCATCTCCTGGGTTTGTGCATGCCCATCAGGCCGATACCGAATACCCACACCTCGGAGTCGGTGTTACACCGGCCAGGCCTGTTGTCCATGCTTCCGGTCCAGTACAACTCTGCGTCTTCCGGCGATGAGTATTGTCCCCTCAGCTCCTCCATGAGGTCGGGGTACTCCCCCTGGATGTGTCTCGTAATTTGCCACAGTTTTTCTCCTTCGTCCGTGTTATCCCACTCTTCAAACGCCTCATATTCCTCCTCGGAAGCGTCGTCCCCCGGCTCTTTCGACCTCCTCGTCATCTCCTCATCCACCAAGGCAATAAACCGGTCGATGAACGGCCCTTCGGGGATGACGCCCCAAACTGCGTGTGCGAAGTAGTCAATACCCATGTTTTCTCCCGTTTTGTTATCCTAGGATAATGTTAGTGTGCGGTTTGGAGCGTGTCAAGTCCGCCCCGGCGGGATGTCTCCGTCGCCTAATTTGTAGGTTAGACGGTGTGTTACATCGTTAACCTTTGTTCTAGTCGTCGTCGTTTACTCCGCAGCCGCCGAAACCCACGTGGCCCCCGCCGCCGCCGTGGTAGCCGCCGAAGCCGCCCCCGCCGCCGTAGGCCGCGTATTCGCCGTAGCCGCCGTGGCCGCCGCAGCCGCCGTAGCCGCCGCCCTGCGGGGATAGCATGCATTGCGACAGCGCCCAGCGAGCGTCTAGCATCCCCCTGCCCCTCCTCACAAGGGCGGCGTCCTCCTGCCGCCCGTTCTCTTCGAGATAGTCGGCGTACGCTGCCTGCCCTAACGGGTCGTCGGCGCATGCTTGGGTTAGTATATTTTGTACATATTTATCCTTTTCAGGGGAAAAAGGCCGGTTTAGTCGCCGCCGTAGCCTCCGCGACCGCCGTGGCCACCGTAGCCGCCTTGGCCGCCGTAGCCGCCGTTGCCCCCCCACCCCCCCAAAGCCCCCGTCGCCGCCGAAACCGCCGTAATTTCCGTCACCGCATCCGCCGGAGTCACCGTGTCCACCGTAGGTGCCGCAGCCGCCGAAGATGCCACCTCCGCAGCCGCCGGTACCGCCGTGGCTGCCGTAACTTCCGTCCCAGGTTTTATTGCCGGCACCGCCGTAGCCGCCGTTCCATGTGGACTGTGACAGCGCCCACCGCACGCCAAACGTTTTTCCTCCCCTTATTATGGCGGCGTCTTCGTAACGCCCGTTCTCTTCGAGATAGTCGGCGTACGCGGCCTGCCCTAGCGGGTCGTCGGCGGAGGCGCTGCCGAGTAGACTCTCGCACATATTTCTTCCTTTAATGAGAAACAGGCCTTGTGTGACCCCGTAATCCCCACTCCCTTGCTCCTTTATCCACGGCATCCACTCTCTTAACACGCCACAGACGCGACATATCCCCGCCCCCCGTCGTCTGCCAACCCACCAAGACAACCGGTGAGTAGCCGTGGAAGGCCCCACGGTGACAACGCCCCGCACGGCGTGTTTGGGTGACAACGCCACACCCTTTTTATCCTAGGATACTGAGAGTATTCTGTTTTGGCTGCCTGGCGAGCCGCCGGGGTCGAGAAAACTCCCAGGGGTAGCTTCGGCATGTCGAATGTGCCGCTTTTGGCAGTCATAGCCGTGACCGCCACTGTTGCCGTGCCGCCGCCCCGTTAAGCCCAGCCCCAAGGCGAGGGCGTACGCTGGACCATCGCCCAGCGTACGCCCAACGTTTTTCCTTCCCTGACGAAGCCGCAGTCTTCAGGAAGACCGCTTCCTTCGATGGAGTAGGCGTTTACGGCTCTTACGCCTACCTTTCGTTGCCGGGGGCTGCTCGCGAACCTGAACCCCGCGACTTCTTTTTAACTTTGTTTGCTATTTCGACTGGGAGTTTGTCGGAAGTCCAATCACTCCAACTGATTGGAGTACCGTTCCAATATCTAGGGTACGGCGCTACGAACCGTGTGTTTGGTCCCGGACCGCGCTCACATAATTCTGTGAGCATGGAGCCACCCGCATTTAACATGTAGGCGCAGTATTTGAAGCGGTGCCTGTCCATCCCTAGATTACGCACATACTGCCCCACGAGAGTGAACCCGCCGGGAGCTAGAAACATGTACCACCTGCCGGGGGCAAACGCCGGCTCGTCGTCGTCGTAATCAATCATTGTTTTACCTCTTAATGTTTACCTTGATGATACTGTTGGCTGCGACCATATGCTCGTTTTCCACGCACAGGTCTTTCTCCGCCGATTGTGCCGTTGGATAAACCGCCGCGTCCTCCAGACGCTCCGTGTAGGAGGGCATGGAGCCTGGCCGGGCGACGTGCTTGCCGTCATTCCTCATGATGACGAACATCTTCTCCCCCCTTTTTTTGGTGTTGGGTAAGTCTGGCTTCCACTCTGGAGGCCAGTTCGACCATCCTTCGCGCGTACACGACACACGCAGAGTTTTTTTTGTCCATCATACCTATTTGGTGGGCATAGGTACGTATGTAGTGGAGGTCGGCCATCGTTTCCTCCCCCACCCCCTTTTTCCTCCCCCTGCTCAATGCCCATGGTGGGCAGAGGTACGCCTTTGCTTCGATGCGGATTCTGTATCTGTTCTTGTTGTGGACCCACCCCACAACGACACCGTCGCCCAACTCTTCTACGGTTACCTCGTCGCCGACACGGAACTCTTTCACACAGATGCCCTCCAAGCCGCCGGAAAGGTGCCTCTCGGCCACGCGGCCCGCCCGAGTAGGCCTTGGAGCCAGGGGGGGCTAAAACGCGCAGGAGGGCCATTTCTGTGCGTTTTAGGCCAACCCCTTTGATTATAGGCTTATCATAGGTACAAAACAACGGCTTTCTGACTGGTTTCACCGAGGGCTTCCCTTGATTAGCTCGTTCACGGTCATGTTTTGCTCCTTTACTGTGGCCTTGGTTTGTTGGCTAAGACGCCCCGACGAGCTGGAGGGGGCGACGCTTGGACTGGGTGATGCGGCTGGTCGGCCCGTGGTCGGGGATGGCGATGTTTTTCGCTTTTGTGGAGGTCCCTCTACAGAGGTGACAGTCCTTGCACTGGACCTTCTTCCCCGGCTGGCGGAACGGGTTGTCCCCGGCGGGGCACCAGACCTCGTCGGGCTGGAGGTCGTTGTCCCGCGTCACGCGGAAGGTCCGCCACCCCAGGGTATTGGCCCGTTCCTTTTCCCCGAGGGAGGAGACCGAAGCCATACAGTACTTGGCGAACCCTTGGTCGCAGCTGTCCCAGTCGTGGACGTACCCCGTCCAGTTCCTGGCTAAACCGGCGATGACCTCGGTGTCACGCAGGGGGAACACTGAGGGGTTACCGTAAGCGCCGAGCCTCACGTCGCGACCGCCCACCGCAAGCCCCCAATCCTCGTAAAAGGGCAGCGGTGGGTAGCCCCCGTCCTTCGCGGTCCTGTACACCGCCAGCGGAGCGTAGTTAGGCGCCACGTAGCAGCAGGGGAGACGCCCCCCCGCCTTCAGGCCCATCTCGTCGGACCTCTTGCGCGCCAGCGAAGGGCGAAGCTCGCACTGGCCGCACGTCGAAACGTCCAATCCGCTCTTCACAGCTTGGTCTGGCGAAACGTCCTTTCGCAGCACCCACATCTGGAGCATTTCCCCCGTTTTGGGGTTCTTCGCCGGGCGCTCCATGCCGGTTACCACCAGCATGACCGGTGCCCCGTCGTAGGGGGAGAACCCCTCCCCCAGAATGTAACCGTTCGGCATACCACCCCCAAAAGGAAAGGACGGGGTTGACAGCCCCGCCCTGATACCACTGCGTGTTGACGTAACCGTTTGATATCAAACGACTTACGATTTCCCCTTCTGTTTCTTGTTACGCCGTGTCTTCCCCGTGGTGGAGCTGACCACCCGCCGCAGTTTTGAGTAGGACACGCCGTGGTCGCGGCTGGCCTGCGCCATGCTCTTCCCGGCCTTCACGTCCGACAGGGCCTTTTCCATGGGGGTTGGCTCAGGCTCGACCGCCTCCTGAGCCGCCACGGCTACCACCTCTGGCCGCGTGGCTTCCACCTCTGGTGGCAGGGTTTCCACCGCCAGCACCTCTGTCGGCAAACCCTCGTGGGTCAGTAGTTTGACCGTCGGGAGGACAGCCTTGGCCTTGACCCCGACGAACTCCTGACAGACCCATTCGTACAGCCCGTAAATCACGGCCGCGTAGACAAGGAAGCACAGGTAGACGAACGTCAGCGCCGCCGCCACCACCAGCAGGGCCGCCCCGATAAGGGCCGCCAGGACGGTCGCCGGGTTCGTCAGGGCAAGAACGTAGATAATCTTCTTTTCCATTTTTTGCTCCTAAATAGAAACGGGGACGGGACAATCCCGCCCCCCACACCACGGATTTCCCCTGCGCGTTACTTCGCCCCACCCCTCGGGGTCAGGCCGGCGTCTTCGATGAGAGTCGCGATTTCGGGCAGCGTGTCCGGAGACCAGTCCGCCTCTGTGTCCCCGTCGGGATAGAGGATGTCGATAATCCCCTCTACCAGCACGCACAACCCCCTGTGTGTTAGGTCTCGCGGTTGCATCACTTCCCCCCTTCCATGATTTTCATCATGGTTTTGTCGTCGAGCCGCCCGTGCTGCCAGTAGTACTCGCAGTCTTCGCACACACGACCTTCCCACACGACCTTGCCGTCCTCGCCGCAGGTCACCCCCTTCCCCTCGTATCTGTCTCCCCCCTTCATGGTGCCGCAGCAATCGCAGTGGCACCACGAGAACCACGCCTCCCCGTTGGTCGTCAGGATGTCCGCCCCGACCGACTCCTTGAAGTTGGCCACCCCCTGCTGGTAGTCCGCGTACTCTTCGGCGGTCATGTTTCCCCTTTAGTGGTGTGAGACCCGCTTGTTGTGCGCTTTGATGAGGACTATAGCCAACGCCACCCTAGCCTCATCCCCCTTCCGCAGAGCCTCCCTGATGTCCCTCGTCAGTCGGCACTCCTTGTCCACGTGCTTCAGCACCTTCTTCAAGGCCGCGCCCACCTTTTGGTTGTGGACCAATGCCTCGCGGATATGGTCCTTTACCGGGAAACTTTTCCTCATCCTTTTCCCCTTTCGGCGTTAGCCTTGGTTGGTTATCGGGAACGCCCCGGAACCGCAACGGGGTCGATGTTGACCCTCGCCCCGTTGTGGAGGACCACGTAGTTGTAGACCTTGTGCATCCGCCGCCACGCCCTCACGTCGTTGCCGTAGCGGCCGCTAATCAGCGGGCGGGCCGGTTCCCGCTCGTCAACCCTCGGGTCGTAGCCGTACTTAGCTACCCCCTCGGGGTCGATGCCCTGCCTCATCACGAGGGCGTACATTTCCAGAGTGGAAAGCTCCCTCTCGATTTCCTTGTGTTTGTCCCTTATCATCTGGATGTGAGCCAGGACCACGTCACCTTTCTCCTGCAAGCTCATTTCTCCCTCCCGATGCGCGACATCCGCGCGTACCAATACCTCGCCTCCGGCGTCATGTCCCCCATCCACAGGGATACGTCGTCGGACATCGGCACGCCGACCGCGACGCGTTCCAACCACCGCCCGGCCGACGTGCCGTTGTGGATGTGGTGTTTGACCGCCTCCACCACCTCCGGCGTGCGGTTCCCCAGATGGAGTTTGACAATCTGGTGAATCTTCATCGCCTCTCCTCCAAGTAATCCTCCCACGCCTTCCTGGCTAAGTCGTCCCCCTGATTAGCGGCGTGCAATAGAGCGTATTCCTCTGATTGGTCCCCCACCGTGTAACCATCGAAGAACAACTGGTCTTTCCACCAGTGTGGGTCAGAGACGTACCACTTGTGGTTTTTCTGGTAGATTTGAACCGGGCCGACGGCGTTAAGCCTCCCCTGCGTTGTCCTCGTCCGGTGCCCCCCGCAGTTCAGGATGACCCGCCCGTCACGCAGGAAGGTTAAGATGGGCGTACGGTAAAGCACCACCTGGATGACATCCGTGTGCTTGCGCCCGGCCGGGTCTACGTACTCTCGCTCCGGACGCAAGTACGTGTTCGGCCCGAGCGAACTTTTGCCCCTGGCGAGACGCATCTCACACTCCGCATAGCCCAACCGGCCCGTCTGCCGGATTGCCTTCGCTACCGCCATGACTTCCCCCTTTTGTTAGTGGATTTTCCTATGACCATCCGGGCGGTAATAACGGCTCGTGTCCAGCGAGGCATGGTCATCCCCCACCTCGTTCGTCCACACCGTTACCACCCGCCACGGCAGACTTTCGACCGCCACCACCAGGCACAAATCCCTGTGGTCGTACCTGAGGCGGAAGCCCATCTTGACCACCCGCCCCCCGTCTACTGCGACCTCGAACACCCGGCAAACCGTCGTGTCGAGGTAGGCCGGAAGGGTCACCCCGTCATTCGCGGCCTCTCGGATTGCGTGCTTCGTGTGGGCAAGCATAAACTTGCCCTTCGGCGTCCACATCTTCGGGGGGATGTAGACCGCCGGTGAGTACAGGGTCATCACTTTTTCTCCGTTAGTTCTAAGTACTGTTTTAATGTTTTTAGCAGGTCTGTTGTCCTCAACACTTCACCGGTGCGGTCTCCATCCGTGGTCCATACGCTAAACATCCAACTGTTTTCCTCGATGAATTGGCACGCCATTATGTCTATGGACCGGTCCCCGTGTGGAGACAGGTAGACAGTCCCGTGGTCGTAGTTATGCTTAGACGAGTCTTTGAGGAAACCCCTCACCTCCCCGTACCTCGCGAGGAATTCCACCATGTCGTCCGGCCCCCACAGCAGCCGGTCGTCTCCCAGCCTAACCCACAAGGGCTTGTCCGTCCGCAACGGCATTACTACCTCCCTGCGAGTTTGTACTCGCGTCTGTCACCCATCCCCCTTACCTCGATAGTTTCCTCCACCACTAGCAGGGAAAGCACATGCTCCCCCAGCTTCCCGGCCGGCACCACCTCGCGGAGACGGTGCCAGTGACCATCCCCCAGTATCCCCACCACCCTCTGCGTGGTCAGGACGACCAGTTTTCTGTCAAACATTTTAGCATCACCCTACGACTATGTAAACGCGTGTTACAACGGGTTAACGGGCACGACGACGGGGGCCTTTCCCCCCGTTTCGTCTTGGTCCACGATGACCCTCAACTCCCCGTCATACCAGTCTAGCACCACCTCGCAGAAACCCTTCCCCTCCACATGGGGCATCAGCCGCAGGAACCCCCCGACCACCCTGGCGTTGACGACCAGCGTTTTCCCCGTGTTGTCGGTCAGCTTGAACATGCCCAACCTCCCACTAACACACCCCCCACACAGGGGGCAAACGGAAGGGCCGGGAATCGAACCCGGCGGACGCGGATGCGCCCTACCCCCACCCTTCCGGAGCTTACCTTACTACCAGCCGGGCCTTGCTGGTCGGGGTCACTACTCGGTACTTCCCCCTGAGCAGCGACAACAGCTTTTCCTTGTCTGTGTGGACCGCCACCACGCGGCCCCTCGACATCGCAAACCACCCGGGAGAGCCGCTAATCAGCTCCCCCGTCCTCAGGTATACCGTCTTCATCTCACTCCCCCTTAAAAATCACCCCGGACATAGCCTTGGAAGAGTCCACGTACCTCTCGCCTGGGCCGAACCACGTCTCGACCCTCCCGGGTAAGTTTTCCCCTCCCCTGTAGGCGTTGACGAACCCCTTCGAGGGGTTCTCCAACACCTCCCACGCCACCAACTCCCCCATCGCCCTTATGGGGATAAGGTAGGTCGTCCCCTCCCTGAACCCAATCTGATACTCCCCTGCCCAGGGGAGAAAACATGTCCCCGCCTCATCCCCCACTGCCGTAAACCCCTACAACACCCTCCCCGCCTCATCCAAACTGGCAAGGTCATCCCGGGCAATCTGCCTCGCCCGATTGCTGATAAAGTACATGGTCGCGACCCCTGGTTTAATAGCTGAGACAACCGGTCTCGTCGGCGTCCGCACCACGGGCGGACACGCAAGGGAATCGCTCCCCCTGCGTGTTTCGGCCTACTTACCCCACCCAACAAGGCACGTCGTCGGGGTGGACGTGGACGACCATAGTCGCCTCCTTCCCGCAGAAGGTCCCGCCCCGGACGATGATTTCCCCCTTGTTCAGGCGGGTCGTCTCGCGGTCGTTACCCCTGAACGGGTCTATGTCTAGGAAGACGGACACCTTCCCATCCCTCACCAGAACGTAGGTAGACTTGCTCCCCCCTGACCAGTACCGCCCCGCCAGCGTTACCGTCGTCGTAACCTCAAGCAGCGCCGACCGTTTGCGGTATCGCGGGAAGGTCTTCCGGAGACGGGCCAACCCAGCCCGGCTGACCTCCAACCCCCACCCCTTCCCCAGGGCGGCGGCTATCACCCTTTGCCGGGCCGCCTCCCCCATCTCCCCCCTCTCCTCGTGCCAGTCGGCCAGCGCCAGCCGGCCTAGCTTGTCCATCGGGTCGGCGGCGACGGCTTGCAGCATGTCCATGTTTGACCTCGTGTTGTGTTCGGGGTTGTTACCCCTTGGTTGTGGCCATCTTCAGTACCCGCCTAACGGGTAGACCACACCGAGGTTCCCCCCGGTGTGGTTTCGGCCTGTCAACCTGGCTGGTCCCGAACCAGCCAGCCACGTTGTACCCTGTCACCCCCGCCATCCCCACAAGGGTAACCGTCTCGACCCTGTGCCCGAGACGGCCGTAATACTTCCGCCTCACCTTGACCGACCCCTCAAGGGGCTTGCCGTCCAGGTAGACCTTGTCATGCCTGAACCACTGCCCCCAGCGCCCCTTGACCGTGGTTCCCTGTACCACCGTAATCACGCTCCACCTTCTCGGGGCATCCGGCACGCGGCCCGGAGGGCGGCGGGACAGCCCGCCCACACGCTCCACCGGTTGCCGTCGTGGGAGATGGCCCACCCCTCGAACTCGACCACCTGCCCCGTCTCCGCCGCCAGCGGCGCGGCGTCGCCGACCTCCTCGCGGATGTCGCCCGGGTGGACGCCCACCCACTTCGCCAGCCGGGCAATCGCCTCACGCACGGTCATACCTTTTCCCCTTGGGTTGTGCGGACCCGCCACGGTATAGCGGGTCCAAATAGAGGGATATATAACACAGTGAGAGAGGTGTGGGGGTTACATCTTACCCCCTCGTGATGCCAAGGTCTGCGTTGTACGCCCACCGGCCGGTGACGGCATACCTGTCCCCCCCGATGGGGGCGATGTCGTAAAACCCGGCCTTGCTCACCGCGCTACCTCCGCAGACACGCAGGGGGCATGGGGCGGGAACGCCAGCGCCACCCCCTGACACCCCCTGCTAGTAAAGGGCAAGCCCCCGGAGTCGAACCGGGCACGCGGCCTTGTGGGTAACCCCACAGTGGGCGCACGGTCCCCGCCGGCTTGCCTGTCAACACGGGGGGAACGCACGCGACACAATCGGCGGGGGAACGTAATCCACGCCCGCACGTCGCGCGCCCTTTCCCGTGTTTGTCCGCCCTACCCCCCCGTTTGACTATCGAGGGGTTGTTGTTTCGAGTCTGCCCCAGCGTCGCGGACGCGCCGGGAGACCTTTATCGTAGGGGAAAGTTACCGCTTTGTGCGGCAACCCCAAGGGGACTTGCCCCCGTGCCTGATGCAAGGGGATGCGACACTCATCCCGATGCACTGTTGTCGATACTCCCGCTCTTCGCGGGCGGTATCCAGGCCCACCCATGCTACGTCCCGGTTTCAACAGGGGGTTAACCGGTAACCCGGCCTCGCGGCCTTCTCAACCGTTTACGGTAGGTCATCCGGGCACGCTAGTGCCATCGCTCCGCGGTCGGTTGCCCTGCCGGTTGGGCAGGGACAACCGTTGTGCTGTTGCGTGCGGGCTTGCCCCCCCGCAGGGGGTGGGCGGGTAACCCCCCGCCCAGGGGTTGGGCGATACCCCCAGAGGGGTTACTTGCCCGCGATGAGGGCGATGGCCGCGTTCAGGTCGGCCACGCCGACATGGAACCGCCGGGCGACCTCCGCGAGCAAGTCGGCGTCGTTCACGGCCGACAGTGGGTGGGCGGTCTGCGCCGCGGTCGCCAGCGCCGGGTTGCTCGCCGGGGCGGTCGAGGCCGCGAGCGGGGTCTCCGGGGCCGCCGGGCTGTTGAGGTGATGGCGGCAACGGTCCTTCCCGCTTAGGGCTGGTGCGCCGCAGGGGGTGCCGTCCTTCTTGACCCCGCGGCACCGGCCGCCGGCCTCAGTAGCCGGGGCCGCAAATGTGGTGATAACCACACCTTCTCCCGCCGGGGCCGGGGCCGGGGCGACCGGGGCCGGGGGCGAGGCCGGGGCGACCGGGGCCGGGGCGACCGTGGCGTTGGCCTTAACCGTCGCGCTCGTGCGGGTGGGCGTCTTAGCGGCCTTCTCCGCGGCCGGGGCCGGTGTCGATGTGGCCTTCTCCGTGGCCGCCGCGAGCAACTTGCGGCGCACTCCCACAGCCAGCCCCCAAGTTCTGCTAAGCTGGTCCAGTTCTTCTTGCGATGCGGCACTGTTAACCAGTGCCACAATGGCCTGGCTGGCCCGGTCAATGTCGAAGGGGGCGGGGGCAACCTGGGCGGGGGCAACCGGGGCGGGGGCAACCGGGGCGGGGGCAACCGGGGCCGGGGCGGACGGGGCTGGGGTAGCCTCGCAGACGCGAACGCTGTAGACGCCTCCCTTATCGGTCCGGCCCTGGACGCCGTAGGCCAGCACTGGGGAGGCCAACACCTTCCCCGACTTGGTGGTGTAGCTTACGGTCTCGTCGGCGTTGAGGGTCAACACGTCGGGGCTGACTCCCCACTCCTGCCCCATGCTGTTCTTGATGAACACCAAGCGGTTGCCAACCGTCAGGGTTAAAGACTCGCCCGCGTGCTTTCCGTAGGTGCAAACCCACGTAAACTTGCTGCCGGTCGCGGGGACGGAAGCGGGGAAGTTGATGGTCGCCATGGTACAGGTCTCCTGCCCCGTCAGGTGGGGCGGCCCGCGCCGCCGGGAGAGAAGTTCGCCCGGTCGGCACATCGCTTGTCGGCGGGAGGTTTCCCGCCGGCCGAGTCCCCCGACGCACGTCGCGACGGGCCGGACTCGGCAGCTGATACGTCGGGGCGAGGTTTCTCGGGGGGGGTTTTTTCGGGCGGGCGGGTTACCCCCTGCCGGCGGCCCCCCGGGGGGGCGGGGTGCAAACGCAACTCCCCCCACCCACTCCTTCTTGTCACTCCCAACCTTTCACGGTTTCCATTATAAGATGTTCCTGAGAAAAGTCAAGCTGGGCGTATAGAACGGTATGGGGTGTGAACTATGCAAGACATTATGGAAGTTGGCGGCGTACTGTGGGTGCGAGGGGAGCACCCTGTGGAGCTCGGGGTCAGCGGCTCAGGGGTCAGGGGTGACGAGCTGCGAGGGGAACGAGTGCAAGGGTGGGTCGTGGCCGGGGTTCAGGATGCGGCCGTTACCGGAGCAGCACCCGAGGGTGGGGACGATGATGGCGATGTGGTGTGAGGGGTGCGGGAGGTACAGTTACCGGTTGCCGGGGGGTGAGTTCCCGGGGAGGTGTGTGCACTGTGTACATTCCTGAGGGGATGACTGAGGCGGAGGTGACGGAGGAGGTGACGAGGGTTGTGGACACGGTGTCGCCGACGTTCGTGTTCGGGTACCTGGCGTTGGAGGACGTGAAGCAGATAGCGTGGCAGTTCGCCATCGAGCTGCTGAACAAGAGGACGTACGACCCGGGGAAGCCTCTGGCGAACTACCTGTACGTGCACGTGAAGCGTCGCTTGTTGAACATGAGGCGGGACCTGCTGAGGCGGTCAGACCCGCCGTGCCGGGAGTGCCACAACGGGGGTTCGTGTCGCGGCGGGGGGTGGTGCGAGCGGTACGAGGCGTGGGTGTCGCGGAACAACGCGAAGGCGAACCTGATGGAGCCGCTGGGTTTCGACCGCGCACCGGAGCAAGGCGGCGGTGGTGACGAGGCGGAGGTGAGGGAGGCGTTGCTGCGAATCGACGAGGAGCTGCCCGCCGCGTTGAGGGCGGACTACCTGAAGATGAGGGCGGGGGTGGCGGTGCCGAAGGCTCGCAGGGAGGCCGTGTTGGAGGCGGTGCGGGGGATAGTGGGTGGCTAAGAACAAGGTGGGGCGGTTCTCCCTGGAGGAGATGGAGTTCATCCAGAAGCACGCGGCGTCGATGTCGCCGCTGGACATAGCGAGGCGTCTTAACCGGACGAAGGCGGCGGTGCAGGAGTACATAGACCGCTTTTACGCCCCGAAGGCCTACACACACCCTGCGGGTTCCGAGGTGGCGGGCAAGGATTCGCCGGACGCCATCCGGAAGGAGCTGCGGCAGTCGGAGCTGTGGAAGCGGCTGAGGCAGGAGCTGAGCCAGGAGGAGCTGGGGTTCTTCGACGAGGAGTACGTCAAGATGATGTCGCAGTTCAAGGGGGACGTGCTGCCGACGGAGGAGTCGCAGATATTCGACGCCATCAAGCTGGAGATTCTGAAGTCTCGGAACCTGGTGGAGAGGCGGAAGTCTCGGGAGGACATCCGGCGGCTGGAGGAGCAGCGGGACGTTTTCCTGAGGGGGTTTTCCTCTCTGGCGGACATGACGGGCGCGGACCGTGACCGGGCGTTGAGCTACGAGACGTCCATCCAGGCGGCGAAGGCGGCGGACCAGTCGAGGACGGCGGAGTACGACAAGCTGCAGCAGCGGAAGGACGCCATCATGAAGACGATGAAGGCGACGCGTGACCAGCGGTTCAAGGAGGTGGAGTCGGCGAAGGAGAGCATCCTGGGGTTGTTCAAGAAGCTGCAGCTGCGTGAGGAGCAGGCGAAGGAGTCGAGGGCGGCCGTCCTGATGGACATGGCGACGAAGCGGGAGTACGAGCGGTTGAGCGCCGCGCACGTCTACGAGGACGGCAAGGAGGACCGGCCGGTTTTGAACGCCGAGACGGTCCAGCTTCAGGGCGAAAAAAATACGGGAGGGGGCGATGGAGGGTGAGTCTTTGCCAAACCAGCAAGGCCCCGCATTGTTTCTCGGGTCGCGGATGGCGGAGTTTCTGAACGGGTTGTTGGAGCTGGACCCTGTGGCGGCGAACGCGTTGTTTTCCCTGCGCGTTCCCCCTGGGGGGTTGGTCAAGCACCCCGACCTGACGTTCCGGCACCACGACTGCGGGCTGAGTTTCGGGTTGATGGGGTTGTTGAACGGGTTCCTCGGCGACGACAAGATAGTGGCGGTAGCCACGTTGGACGGGCAGGTGGTGCGGTTCATGACGAAGGCGGAGTATGAGCTTGAGCAGGGTTAAGCCTCAGGAGGCGGTGAAGAAGGCGGCGGGCAAGTGCGCGTTCTGCGACGAGTCGGCGTACGAGTGTTTGGAGGCCCACCGGATAGTTCCCGGGTGTCAGGGCGGGAAGTACAAACACAGGGAAAATTTGGTCGTGTTGTGCGCGAACCACCACAGCAAGGTCCACCTCGGCACGCTGAGGATTCACCGCCGGTACGACTCGACCGGCGGGCCGGTGTTGCACATCACCGAGGACGGGGTGGACTACTTCCACTTCGAGTTGACCGGCAGGAGGGTGCTGGCGTGAGGGACTTCAAGTCGCCGGCGTACCAGGCGATGCGTCGGGCGGTGTTGCGTCGGGACGGGCACGGGTGTGTTTTCCCCGGTTGTGGGGCGAGGCGAAAGCTGAAGGTCCACCACATAAGGCGGTACGCGGACTCGCCGGGGGTGGGGCACTCCGTCCAGAACTGTTGTACGCTGTGTCGGGCGCACCACGACCTGGTGACGGGGCGTGAGGAGGAGTACGTCGGGCTGTTCACCACGATAGTGGGGGTGGCCGGCGACCCGGTGCTGGAGATGATGATTGAGCGAGCGCATGAGCAAGGATAGGCCTCGGATACTTGTGGACCAGCGGGAAAAGACCCCGTGGGAGTTCAAGGACTGGGAGAGCGACGTCCGGACGATGCCGACGGGCGACTACACCCTGGAGGGGTTCGAGAAGGTTGTGTCGGTCGAGAGGAAGGGGGGTGTGGCGGAGTTCGCCCAGAACCTGTACCAGGACCGGTTCGAGCGTGAGCTGGCGAGGCTCGACGAGGTGCGGCACCCCTTCTGCGTGCTCGAGTTCTCCATGGAGGACTTGCTTTCCTACCCGAAGGGGTCGGGCATACCGTACAGCCGCTACAAGTACCTGCGCTCGACGGGCCCGTCCCTGCTGAGGAGACTCAACCAGTACCAACTGAGGTTCCGGGCGAGGTTCGTTTTCGCCGGCGCGCAGGGGAAGGCGTTCGTGGTGAGCCTGTTCAAAAGGGTGCTCGAGTGCACCGTGTAGAGGCCAGGCTCAACGACCTCGGCTACGACCAGAAGTCGGTGCTGGAGCAGCTGGAGAACGCCTGGTTAAATCTCGGGGACACCTCGCGGATACTGACGCCGAACCTGTGGGATTACCGCACGCCTGAGGACGTCGAGAACCCGGTCGAGTTCATGCTGAACCTGTACCGGCAACCCCAGCACTTCGACATGACGTGCCGGCACCTCTTGAACAAGCAGCTGCACCCGTTCCAGCACGTCATCCTTCGGGAGCTGTGGACCAAGGCCTTCCCGATGGTGGTGGCGAGCCGTGGCGCGAGCAAGTCCTTTTCCATGGCGGTCTACATCGTCTTGAGGTCCCTGCTGTGCCAGGGGTCGAAGGTGGTCATCGTGGGGGCGTCGTTCCGCACGGCCAAGGTCATCTTCGAGTACGTCGAGGACATCTGGTACAACGCCCCCGTCCTGCGAGACATCTGCTCGGGCAGCTCGAAGAACGGGCCCCGCAGGGAGGTCGACAGGTGCCACTGCCGGATTGGCGAGTCGTACATCTCGGCGCTGCCCCTCGGCACCGGCGAGAAGATTCGTGGCCAGCGGGCCAACATCCTCATAGCCGACGAGTTCGCCTGTCTGGAGGGGGACACGTTGGTGGAGACCGACATAGGACTGGTCAGGATAGGCGGGTGCGAGGACAAGCTTGGCACATTCCTGGTGCGTCGTTCGGATGGGCGGTTCGTTGCGCCGGACCGCTACATACGGACCCCGCCCACCGAGGCCTACCGGGTCACGACTAGGATGGGGTACGAGTTCGTTTGCTCGGGCATCCACAAGGTAAAAACAACCAAGGGGTGGAAGCTGGCCAAGGAGCTGACCAGCGAAGACTACCTGGTGCATCAAGCTAGCGACTATTTCCCGGACGGCGAGGTGGTAGAAGACGGGTTAGAAGTCTCCTCGGACGTCGGGTGGCTGTTGGGGACGTTGGTTTCCGAAGGGGGCGTGGCCGGTCGGTACGTCGTTGGTGTCCATACCACTGATATTGAAACCGCCAAGCGGACAAAAAGTGTCTTAGAAACATTTTCTAAGAATAAAGTGTCGATAGACACCAGGAATGGGTATATCGACAAGCGAGGCTGGCTGTGCAAACAGTCGTACACGGCAAGGGTGTGCGACGTGGGCCTGCGCGGCCGTCTGGAGGCGTTAGGACTCTCAAGAGTACGCGCTTCCGACAAGGTCGTGCCCGACTGCATCCTGCGTTCTCCCCGGCGTGTCGTCCTGGCATTTTTGAGCGGGTTGTTTGACGGCGACGGCACGGCGTTTCTCTGGAAAAGCCGCGGTAAGAACAACCACCTTGGCGTGGCGTATTACACGGCGTCGGGGCGGCTGGCCAAAGACGTTCAGCTGTTGCTTCACAAGCTTGGTGTGGTCTGCAGCCGGACGAGTCGTCGCAGCCGCCTATCCACCCATCCGCAGTGGATGCTTCGGGTCAACGGCGAAGACGCCCATCGCCTGGCAGGCATGCTGAACATCCCTAGGTGGCGTGGCGTGGTGGCGTCGGCCTGTCAGCCGCACGCGGGCGGTCCGTGCTGGTGCGCGGACCGGAAGCGGTGGCGGGCTTACACGTACGCCGACGGCAGGGTGAAAAACGCCGGGTGCTATCAGTCGGAATCGGAGGCGGGCGAACAGGCCATCGCCCCCCACCTGCGTGTCAAGGGCGTCGAACGGCTCGACGGCCTGCACACTCTGTACGACTTTCACGTCCCCGACGGCCACGAGTTTTTGGCCGCGTCGTTTGTGCAGCACAACAGTATCCCGGTAGAAATATTTGAAAACGTCGTGTCGGGTTTCGCCGCGGTGGCGATGTCCCCGATAGACAAGGTGAAGCAGCGGGCGGCCCAGCGTGTCAAGGTGATGTTGGGGCTGGCCGAGGACGCGGGCGAGGTCCCCCTGGTCCCGGGGATGAACTCCAACCAGACCGTGCTGGCCGGGACGGCGTACTACGCGTTCAACCACTTCTACTCGTACTGGAAGCGGTACTGCGACATCATCAACTCCCGCGGCGACCGCCAGAAGCTGGAGGAGATTTTCGGGGGCGAGGTCCCGGCCAAGTTCGACTGGAGGGCGTTCTCCGTCGTCAGGCTGCCGGTGGAGATGCTGCCCGAGGACTACATGGACGAGGCGCACGTCGCCAAGCAGAAGGCGACGCTGACCAAGCACCAGTACGGGCTTGAGTACGCCGCCATATGGGCTACCGACTCCGACGGCTTCTTCAGGCGGTCTCTGGTCGAGTCGTGCGTGGTCGGCAAGCCGGAGTCGCCAATCGTCCTCCCCGACGTGGGCGAGGTGGCGTTTTCCGCCAGGGTCCGCGGGGACCCCAACAGGAAGCACGTCATCGGGGTGGACCCGGCCTCGGAGCAGGACAACTTCTCGGTGGTGGTGGTGGAGTTGTGGCCCAACCACCGCAGGGTGGTCTACTGCTGGGCGACGACCCGCAGGCGGCACAAGACGAGGGTCCGCAAGGGCCTGGCCAAGGAGCAGGACTTCTACGGGTACGCCGCCGGCAAGATACGCGAGCTGATACAGCTGTTCCCCTGCGAGCTGGTCCTGATGGACGGCCAGGGCGGCGGCGTGGCGGTCATGGAGGCGCTGGCCGACTCGAGCCGGGCGGAGGGGGGAGTGCCCATCCTTCCGACCATCGACCACGACAAGCCGAAGGACACGGACGCGATGCCGGGCCTGCACATCATCGAGATTGTGCAGTTCGCCCGCTCCGACTGGGTGTCGGAGGCCAACCACGGGCTGAGGTTCGACATGGAGAGCAAGGCTTTGCTGTTCCCCCAGATGAACTCGGCCGAGATTGGGGCCGCCATCGAGGAGGACAAGATTGCCGGCCGGGTGGTCCCGTCCGAGTACGGCGAGGAGGACCGGCTTTACGACACGCTGGAGGACTGCGCTCTCGAAATCGAGGACCTGAAGGACGAGCTGGCCACCATCGTGCACACGCAAGTGGGGGTGACGATGCGGGACCGGTGGGACGTGCCCGGGTCGGCGCAGGGCGGGGGGCGGAAGAACCGCCTGCGGAAGGACCGGTACTCGGCCCTGCTGATGGCTAACATGGGGGCGAGGCAGTCGGCCAGGGCCACGCTGTCGCCCCGGCTGGAGGTGTACGGCGGGTTCGTGCGCGACCTGGTCAAGGGGCGGCCGGCCTGGGGCGGCGGAGGGCACCACCAGAACCCGCCCTGGTACGAGGCGGCCACACGTGAAAGGGGGTACGGGGTTGCGGTCCGCCGGGGTAATTCCCATTAGGATGGGATTACCGTAAATGGCATACCAAGACCGAGACGGCGGGGCGAGGGCTGAGACGGGGTACCTGACCTGGTCGAACGACAAGGACAGGGCTGCCGTGCTCGCCGAGGCGGGCCGGGCCTTCGGGGCGGTCAACCCGGTGGTCCGCTCCGTGGGCACGAACGTGTACATGAACGTCGGGCCGGGCAACCAGTCGGTCCGGGACGGGTTCAACCGCGGGGATTACGAGTACTTCCGCCCCGGCGAGGCGGGGCCGTCGACCCCAAAAGGGTGGATTGACGCGAACATGCGTGCCTACGAGGAGCACGCGATACTCAAGAACGTCGTCGACCTGATGTCGGAGTTCTGCGCGCAGGGGGCCGACCTGGTGCACCCCAACGCCCGCATCGAGAAGTTCTACAAGCAGTGGTGGAAGAAGGTCGACGGGTACGGCCGCTCCGAGCGCTTTGTGAACATGCTGCTCAAAGGGGGGCAGTCCATCGTCAGGCGGCACACCGCGAGGCTGTCCGCCGCCGACGAGGAGAAGCTGAAGCGTACGGTGGCGGCACCCGACGCGGAGTTCCCGAAGGGGCCGAGGCCTTCCCGCAGGGAAATCCCGGTGCGGTACACCATCTTCGACCCCCGCTCGGTCGAGCTGCTCAACGAGGACGCCGCGCCGTTCATAGGCCAGCCGGGGTTCCGGTTCTCGGTCAAGGTGCCGACCAGCATCCTCAAGCTGATGCGGTCGCCCAACTCGGAGAGGGCCCAGGCCCTCCTGCGGGAGCTGCCGGCGGACGTGTCCGAGGCCCTGAAGAGCGGCAAGAACACCATCGAGCTGGACCCAGAGAAGACCACCTGCTGGCACTACAAGAAGGACGACTCCGAGGCGTGGGCCCGCCCGTTCGCGTCCCCCGTGCTGAAGAACTTCCGCGTGCTCGAGAAGCTCCAGCTGGCCGACCTGGCCGCCCTGGACGGGGCCATAAGCTCCATCCGGGTGTGGCGGCTCGGCAGCCTCGAGCACAGGTGCATGCCGTCGCCGAGCACGATGCAGCGGCTGGCCGAGCAGCTGGCCAACAACCTGGGCGGCGGCGTCATGGACGTCGTGTGGGGCCCGGACATCGACCTGGTCGAGACGTCCACCGAGGTCCACCGGTTCCTTGGCGAGGGTAAGTACGCCCCCACCCTCAAGGCGATTTACGCGGGGCTGGGGATACCGCAGGCCCTGACCGGCGAGTCGAACGGGGGCGGGTTCACCAACAACTACTTCTCCCTCAAGACCCTCATCGAGAGGCTCCAGTACGTCCGCAAGCTGCTCGTGCGGTTCTGGGAAGGCGAGCTCAGGCTGGTGCAGGAGGCCATGGGCTTCCGGTTCCCGGCGACCCTGACGTTCGACCAGCTTCTGACCGACGAGGCCTCGGAGAGGCAGCTGCTGCTGAACATGGCCGACCGCGACCTCATCTCCATCGAGAGCCTGCAGGACCGGTTCGGCCTGAGCCACGAAATCGAGGACGTCCGCATCCGCCGCGACCAGAGGAGGAGGAAGTCGGGCCTGGTGCCGAGGAAGGCGTCGCCGTTCCACGACGCCAACCGCGACTCAGGCCTGGAGAAGATTTTCGCCGGGACCGGGCAGTACACCCCCGGCGAGTTCGGGCTGGAGATGGAGGAGCGCGGCGAGGGCGAGGTGCCGCCGGCGGAGTCGGCCTCCCAGCAGAAGGCGGCCAAGCCCAAGGGTCAGCCGGGGCAGGGGCGGCCGCCGTTTTCCAAGGACAAGTCCAAGCGGAAAGAGAAGAAGCCCCGCCCGAAGAGGACCATCGGCTTCGTCCGCGACGTGCACTCCGCCGAGCGGGCCCTCGGGGAGGTCGCCCGGGTGATGACCCCCCTCCTGCTGGGGGCCCTAGGCAAGAAATCCTTGCGTGAGCTGACCGACAGGCAGGCCGCCGACTTCGAGGAGCTGAAGTTCGCCGTCCTCTGCCGGGTCGGCGTGGCGGTGACAGAGGGCGGCGTCAGGGAGGCCGTCTCCGACCCGTCCCTGGCCGTGCCCGAGAGGGCCGGGGCCCTGTTAAAAGCCACCGTGGACAGCTACACGGGGGAGGCCGGCAGGCCCCCGTCTCTGGAGACGCTGAGGAAGTTTCAGGCGGGGGTGTACGCGGCGGAGTACGGGGAAGGTGTAGTAAAAGAGGAGGCATAAATGGCCAAGTTCGTGATTGAGTTCGACAGCGTCGAGAAGACCGTTTCCGTCACCAAGGACGGGGAGCCCGTGGACAACGTCAAGCGGGTCTACATCGGTGAGGACTGGGAAACGAAAGGTAAGTTCGGCATCGACATCACCACCAAGGCGGAAGACGACGAGAACAAGATTACCACCTACCAGACGATGACGGCGGAGCAGCGGGCCACGGCCGCCGCCGAAATCTCCAAGCGGTTCTCGCCGTGAAGCCGGTCGTCTTCCAGCGGGAGGTCGACGACGGCCTCCGCGACGCCGTCCTCTCGTCCGGCACCCTGGCGATGGCCAGCGTGGCCACCCCCTGCGAGCCATTCCCTACCGAGCGATGGCGGAAGCGGCTCGAGAGGGCGGTCGGCACGAACTTAGGGCAGCCGGACCTGTTCTACCTGAAGACGGTTCTGGTCTCCACCGGGTGGAACAAGAACGACGACGTGTTCGACCAGGCGGAGGTGTGGGCGGCCCGCCACACCCCCGAGGACAAGCCGTTCAACTACGAGCACGACTGCGCCGACATCATCGGCCACATGACGGAGTGCTACGCCAGCGGCGAGGAAGGGGCCATCGACGACTCCCTGCCGGTCGACGCCCTCCCCCGCAAGTTCGACATCGTCACCCAGGCCGTGGTCTACAAGCTCTGGCCCAAGCGGGAGCTGCAGGAGAGGATGGACCGCATCCTCGCCGAGGTCGCCGAGGGGAAGTGGTTCGTCTCCATGGAGGCGTACTTCCGCGGGTTCGACTACGCCATGGTGTCGGCCGCCGGGGACGCCAAGGTCGTCCTGCGGGACAAGGACACCTCCTTCCTGACCCGGCACCTGAAATGCTACGGCGGCGAGGGCGAGTACGACGGCTGGCGCATCGGCCGGCTGCTGCGCGACATCACCTTCTCCGGCAAAGGCCTGGTCCGCAACCCGGCCAACCCGGACAGCGTCATCCTCTCCCACGCCCGCGAGTTTTGCGCCGGCGTGGGGTATTTCACATCACCCAAGGAGCACGTTAAGGACATGCCGAAAGATACCGACGCCCACGAGGGCGAAATCGAGTCGCTGAAGGCGACCCTGGAGAGCCAGGCCAAGACGCTGGCGGACGAGCAGGCGGCGAGCGCCCAGGCTAAGGCCCAGGCCAAGCAGGCCGCCGAGGAGCTGGCACAGGCGAACTCGGAACTCGAGGCCGTCCGGGCCCAGCTGGCCGAGGCGCAAAAACAGGCGGCCGAGGCTGCCGCCCGCGCCGACAAGCTCGAGAAGGAGCTGTCCGCCGCGGAGGAGCGGTTCAAGGCCGTCGGCGGCGAACTCGAGAGCCTCAAGGCCTCGAAGAAGAAGTCCGACCGGGAGCGGCTCGCCTCCGACAAGCTCGGCCTCGACGCCCAGAAGGCGGCCCGGCTGGTCGAGAACGCCCAGGCGATGACCGACGAGCAGTTCGCCGCCCACGTCGAGGTGATGGCCGAGCTGAAGGGCGAGAAGCCCGCCGAGACCAAGGGCGCCAAGGTCGCCGAGAGCGACCCGGCCGCGGCCGCCGCCGACCCGGGCGTGATTAGCCGCGCGGAGGAAAACAAGGAGCCGGCCCTGGCCGGCGGAAAATCTGGTGTAAACGATTTGCGACTGACCATCGCGAAGCACTTCGGCTACACCGAGACGGCCCAGTCCTAACGAGAACAACACGGAGCAGATATGGCGCTGAAAGGCGAGCGGAAGGTAATCGAGGACGAAATCAACCTCACCTGCGAGAGCGTGGCTGAGGCGGGCACCGTCCTGTGCTACAAGACGGCGGGCTCGGGCGTGGCCACCGGCGACCGCCAGAACGAGGCGGACCTGTACGCTAACCCGTCGGGCAAGGTGCCCGCGGCGATGCTGATGGTCAACGTCGTCAGCGTGGACGAGACGCGGTACCACCGCAACTTCCACAACCTGGAGTCGCTGGTGGGCGAGCCGGCCTACATGGCCCGCAAGGGGAGGTTCGTCACCAACAAGGTGACCGGCACCCCGACCGTCGGGGCCACGGCCTACCTGACCGCCAGCGGCGTTTTGACCCCGACCCTGTCCACGACCGGCGGCCTGGTCGCCACCCCGAAGGTTGGCCAGTTCTCCGGCGTCCTGGACGAGAACGGGTACGCGTCCGTCGACATCAACCTGCCGGTTGTCTAAGCAGGTTTTCTCGAGGTAACCATACAAAGAACCATGAGCATCCACAAATACCTGCAGAAGACCACGCCGGAGATGGACGCACTGTACCGGGCGTGCGCGTCGACCGTCTACGCCGAAGCCCTGGCGGCCCGCCAGGAGTTCACCCAGGCTCTGACCATGCCCCTGCGGCAAGGCGTGCTCCGGGGCGACATCCTGCAAAACATCTTCGAGCCGATGCGGTTCGAGTACGGGCAGACGCCCGAGTTCCAGCTCGACTTCTTCGGCCCGTCGAGCGAGAACGACTTCATCGCCTACGTCATCCCTGACACCGGCGCGATTCCGCAAAAGAGCATCTCGGGCGACTACGTGATGGTCCCCACGTACGAGATTGGCGCCAGCATCGACTGGCCGGTCAAGTACGCCCTGAACGCCCGGTGGGACGTCCCCGCCCGCGCCCTGCAGGTCCTCGAGTCGGCCTTCGTCTACAAGATGAACCGCGACGGGTGGCGGACCATCCTGGCCGCCGCCAAAGGCCGCAACATCGTCGTGTACGACGACCAGGCCGCGTCCGGCCTCTTCTCCAAGCGGCTGGTGTCGCTGGGCGAAATCAGCATGCGTCGCAACGCCGGCGGCAACTCGACCTCGCTGAACCGTGGCCAGCTGACCGACCTGTACATGAGCCCCGAGAGCCACGCCGACGTCCTCAGCTGGGACCTGACCCAGGCGCCCGACGCGCTGCGACAGCAGATTTACATGAACTGGTCCAACTCGGGCATCGTTCGCATCGGCCGGGTCAACCTCCACGACCTAGACGAGCTGGGCGTCAACCAGGAGTTCCAGACCTACTTCACCGGCACGCTGGGCGGGGCGTTCCCGACCGACAAGGTCGAGCTGCTCGTCGGCCTCGACCTGACCAACCGCGACGCGTTCGTCATGCCCATGAGGGGCGACGGCGTCCAAATCGTCGACGACCCGATGTTCGCCCGGCAGCGTCGGATGGGCCTCTGGGGCAACGCGGAATTGGGCTTTTCCTGCCTAAACAATAGGCGTACCCTCCTGCTGGCAGCCTAACCAATCCTCCCGCCGCCACTCTCCTTCGGAAGGCCCGCGGCCGCGGGCCTTTCTTGTTAGATGTCGCCTGGAGGAGGTAATGATGACCATCTCTAAGGCGTTGGGGGAAAACAAGCTGGCTGTCGCCGCTTAAACCGCTTGGAAAGGCCAGCACCCGCTGGCCTTCCTCCTTTTTGGGGTGGCGGTGTATCCCCCCGGTAGGAGGGATTGGCCGGTGTGGACCGAAGAGGCCATCGAGATGCTGCGTGTGATGGTTGACGACTACGGCGCGACGCCGAAGTACTCCGACGCGCAGCTGACCAGGGTGTTGGTGGTGGCGGCCTACCAGGTGCTGACCGAGGTGGAGTTCCCCGCGGAGTACTCGGTGAGCATCTCCGGCCAATCCATCACCCCCGACCCCTCGCAGGGGGAGGGCAAGAACGACTCGTTCATGAACCTCCTGTGCATGAAGGCCGCCTGCGTGATTGACCGCGGCACGGCGGCGACCGCCGCGGGTCGCGCCATCTCCGTTCGGGACGGCGGCTCGTCCGTGGACCTGCGCGGGGTCTTCCAGGGCAAGTTCGAGATTCTCAAGCGCGGGTGGTGCGCGACCTACGAGGACGCGAAGCTCGACTACCAGGCGGGCGAGTCCTCCACGGCCGGGGCGGTCGTCACCACCCCGTTCAGGCTTCTGGTTAACGGGAACAAGGGGGAGACGTGGCTGTAGCGAAGGTTGTCGAGGGGGCCAACTGCGTCGAGGGCGGCGCGGCCATCAGCCCACGCGGGGGGAAGGCCAAATACCTGTTCACGCCCGAGATGGCCCAGACGTACGGCTCCGGCGCGGCCCTGGGCCACCACCAGGTCGTCAACGGGCGGTACCTCGTCCACGCACCGTTCCCGGCCAATCCCAACGAGAGGAACTCCGTCACCAACGGCGAGGCCTCGGTCTACCTCGGCAGGTCCGGGTCCAACCGCCGGCACGCTCTTTACCAGGTGGGGTGGGGCTACAACGGCACCCCGTCGGGGGCCGGAGCGTTCCGCGTCGAGTCGCCCTCGGGGACCATCGTCTACGGCCCCGTCCCGGTCACGTCGGCCGGCGCCGGGGAGTTCTCCTGGCCCGACGGCCTCCTCCTCGGCGAGGACTCCGACGCCCTCGTCGTCCTGGCCGCCGGCGGGGGCGGCGTCACCGGCCGCGTGAGCATCGGCTCCCGGGGGATTAGGGGTTGAGGCCGCATTCGCTCACCGGGCTGAGCGGCCTCCCGCCTCAGCAGTCCGAGCCGGCGCCCCCCGCCCCCGAGGAACCGGGCGGCGGCTACCTCTTGCTGGAAGATAACACGCCGCTTCTCCTCGAGGACGGCGAGGAGTTCCTGTTGGAGTAAACTATGTCATCGAAAATATCCGCGTTGCCGGCGGCAGCCGCGGCCGCCACGACCGACATTATCCCCGTCGTCCAGGGCGGCTCCAACTTCAAGGTCACCCAGGCCCAGCTCGTCGGCGGCGTGCCCAACGATTTCCTGCACACCCAGAACATCTTGCTCACGGGCGACGACAACTTCCTTTTGATGGCGGGGGGCATCTCGCAGGGGGATACCATCGTCTTTGCCTGCCAGTCCGGCCGCCTCTACATAACGGCAGGCTCGGAAAGCTCCGACGGCGACCTGGTGCTGAGGTCGACCAGCGGTTTCGTGCGGGTGGACCCGCAAAACGGGCCTCTTTGTGTCGGGGACGCCGTCAGCCCGGCGGTCGGGATGAGCGTGGGGCTGGCGCTCCAGTCCGGGCTAGCCCCCGCCTCCTACCCGGCCGACGCCGGCATGTGCTGGGTGCAGGACGTCAGCGCCGACAACGCCGCCTGGCACTTCGCGGGCGAGGGCTCCACCGCGGCCGTGGCCGTCGGCAACCTGTCCGTCCGCCAGAAGGGCGGCGTGGCCGGCAGCGACCAGGTCGACATCTACCACGACGGCACCGACGTCTATTTCGACAAGAAAGACCCGGGCGGCTTTTTCCGGTTCAGCGAAACAATCGTAACCGCCGCCGGCAAGAACGTCATATCCGGCTCCTCTTTCGAGGGCGGGAACTTCCGGACGACGTCGTTCGGGTCGTACTTCGGGGTGATGAGCAACGCCAGGCTGGTGTTTAACAACGGGAGGGTGGACCAGTACACCAACTGGGCCCAGCCGGCCGTTACCCCGGCCTCCCTGACCGCGGACCAGGACAACTACAACCCCGGCGACGGGGCGTTCGTCCGCCTCAGCGCGGACGCCCCGAGGTCGGTCACCGGCATGGCGGGCGGGGCCGACGGCGTGTGGCGGCAGCTGTGGAACGTCGGCTCGTTCCCCATCATCCTGGCCAACGAGAGCTCGTCCTCGACCGCCGCCAACCGCTTCTCCTGCGAGGGCGGGGGCGACATCGTCATTTTGCCGGGGTGGGGGGTCGAGGTCAGGTACGACAACACGTCTTCGCGGTGGAGGGTGCGTCGCGGGCCGGCCGACTCGGCGGACGACCTGCTGTGGTTCGGCGACGGTTCCGACGGCGACGCGACCGTCAGCAGCGGCACGACCACCCTGACCCGCGACATGTACTACCGCAACCTCACCGTCTCCGGCACGGGCAAGATAGACACGGCCGGGTTCCGCGTGTACGTCCGCGGCGTCCTGGACATCAGCAACGCCCCGGCGGGGGCCGTAAGCCGCAACGGGACCGACGCCAGCAGCGCCGCGGGGACGACGGCCGGCGGGCAGGGGGCGACGCTGAACCCCGGGACCGTCGGCGGCGCGTTCAACGGGGCCGGCGGGGCGACCGGGTCGACCAGCAACGGCGCGACGCCGACCCCCCCGAACAACGGCACCCACTGCAACGGCGCAGGCGGCGGCTCCGGCGGGGCCGGCGGCAGCGGCAACGGGGGGGCCACCACCGGCGGGGCCGGCCGGGCCGGCGCGACCGTCTCCGGGGCCTTCCTGGTGCGGCAGCCGTCCCGCGAACTGGACAAGTACACGACGGCGACCGCCGTGAGCATGATTTACGGGGGGGCGGGCGGCGGCGGCGGCGGGTCGGGCGGGGGGGACGGCGGCAGCTCGGGGGCCGGTGGGGGCGGGGCCTCGGGGGGCGGCGTGCTCTACCTGGCCGCGAGAATCATACGCCGCGGGGGCTCGACGGCCGCCGGGGCCATCAGCGCCAACGGCGGCAACGCGGGCAACGGCGGCACCAACGGGGCCAACCGAGGCGGCGGCGGCGGCGGCGGCGGCGGCGGCGGCGGGTGGGTGTTCCTCATGTACCAGTCGCTGGCCGGGTCGGCGGCCGCCGGTGCCGTCTCCGCCGACGGCGGGCGCGGCGGGGACGGCGGGGCCGGCGGCGGCACCGGGGTCGGCGGCACCGGCGGCACCGGCGGCACCGGCGGCCGCGTCACATCCTTCAACCTCGGCTCCGGCCTGGTGACCGAGGTCGGCCCAGGCACCGGCGGTTCGGCCGGAAACGCCGGCTCCGGGGTAACCGGCGGGTCGGGAGGGGCCGGCGAGACGTCTAGGGTGAGCTTGTAAGGGGTTGACATGGGCACAAAAATTTCCGGGTTGCCGGCGGCACCTTCCGCAGACCAGGCCACGACGATACCAGTCCTTGCCAGCGGGGCCAACTTCAAGGCCACGCAGGCGCAGCTGGTGGGCGGGGTGGCCAACAACTTTGTGCGGCCACAGACGTTTTCGTCGGAGGGGGGGCGGCCGTACTGCTTACCGGCGTTGACGGCTACGTCCAGGCCACGCCGGCCGAGGACGACATGAACATCGTGTTCCAGGCCGTCCCGATAGCCGGCGCGGGGTACGGCTTCCAGAAGGTCTACTTCCAGTACTCGACCAACGACTCGTCCTCGAACAACTCCTTCACGATTGTCAAGGTGGACGCGTCCGGGGCGGAGCCGACCTACCTGCGGATGGACGACTCGTCCTTCAAGCTGACCTCCCAGCACATCTACCTGGACGGCAACGTCGGCGTCGGGACAGGTGGTGCCGGGGCGAGCGCTACAAACACCGTTATTGTCAAGAGAGGCGTAGCCCCGACCACCTCGCCCGCCGACTGCGCCCAGATGTGGGTGGCCGACTTCGTGGCCGGGGACGCCCGGTTCTACATGCGGACGGAGGGCGGCGTCACGACCCAGGTCGCCGGCCTGGGGCTGGCCAACACCTGGACCAAGTCGCAGAAGATTGAGGTGCAGGACACGGGCGTCGGGGTCGACCTGCTGACTCTCTATTCGGGGAACGGCCTGGAAGAGACGCTGACGGTGTCTAGCTATGCGGCCGACTACTACATCACGACCGCCGGCACGGGCGACGCAAACCTGAAGGTGGTTGCCGGCGGCGAGGTCGTCCTCAACGGGGCGGCGGGCAACAGGTCGGCCGGCTCGCTCTTGGTCGGCGCGTCGGCCAGCGTCGGGACCAGCGGCGTCCGCGTCCTGGCCGTGCAGAGCGGCACCGCCCCGACCACCTCGCCCGCCGACTGCGCCCAGATGTGGGTGGCCGACTTCGCGGCCGGGGACGCCCGGTTCTACATGCGGACGGAGGGCGGCGTCACGACCGAGGTCGCCGGCCTGGGGCTGGCCAACACCTGGTCGGCGTCGCAGACGTTCAACGAGAACGTCGCCGTCTTCTCGACCAAGACGTTCGGCTTCGCCGACGGCACGGTGGTGACCAGGCCGGCCTCCAACACGTTCCGTTTCGCCGGGGGGGGCGGGGGCATGCCCGCCGACGTCTCCTTAATGCCGAACACGCCGGCCCAGCTGGTGGCCGACCAGAACGACTACTCGCCGGGGGCGGGGTTTAACCAGAGGTGGAGCAGCGACGCCTCCCGCTCCGTGACGGGGATGGTGGCCGGCTCGCCTGGCATCATACGCTACATATGGAACGTCGGGAACAACAACATAGTGTTCAGTCACGAAAACGCGTCCAGCTCGAGCGGCAACAGGTTTTTGACGTCGTCGGGGGCGGACCTCACCCTGCCGTCTGGGCGGTGCGCGATGGCGATGTACGACAACTCCTCCACGAGGTGGAGGGTGGCACTTTTATCGTGAAGGAGGTTGGCCAGTGGCCCTGGAAAAAGTTTTCGACAGCGAGTATTTGACGGCGGCGTTGCCCGAGGCGTACCACCGCATCACCGGGCTTTCTCTGGACTTCGCGAGGCAGTCGGCCCAGGTGACGGTGTCGGTCTACGAGAGCAAGGCCGCGAGGGACGCCGGCAAGGCCCCGCTGTCGACCCGGGCGATAAACATCACCCCGGTTGACTACCCTCAGTTCCAGGTGGTGGTGGGGTCGGCCATGACCACGGCGCAGGACCCGGTGGGGACCCTAGCCTACGACATCGCCAGGAGGTCCCTGTACGCACTCCTCAAGGAGAGGGAGGAGTACCAGGGGGCGAAAGACGCCTGATGGGCAAGCTGTTCACCCTGGACGACGAGACCAAGGCCCTCGTCCGCGACGCGTTCGACGACGTGCTGGCAGAGTTCGGCAAGCCGTGTCTTCTGGTCTACCCCCCCCGGTGGAAAAACTGCGTCAACTGCGTGCTGACGCCGGGGGCCCCGACGTCCAACCGGTGGAAGACGGGCGGGCCGATGCCGTTCCCCAACGGGTCGGCGTGCCCCATGTGCAACGGCGAGGGCCGGCGGGCCGAGGAGGTGACCGAACAAATCACCCTCCTCTGCGCGTGGGAGCCCAGGTCGTTCTTTTACCCCGTCCCCGGAATCGAGCTCCGGGCGCCCTACTCCGTCCTGCAGACCAAGTGCTTCATGTCTGACGCCCCCAAGCTGATGCGGGCCGACCACCTCGTGTTCCAGGTCCCCGTCGAGGGGGTGGCCCGCAAGAAGTTCAAGCTGGAGGGGGCCCCGGGTGACGCCTCGAATATCATCCAGTCTAGGTATTGCGTGTCCCTCTGGGTGGAGATTCCTTGATACCACCCAGGCACCAAGCAGTATTGGACGCGTACCTATCTGGCCAACCCTCTACATCGGCAGCCGCGATGGGCGGTTACGCGTCTCACAAGGCTTGTTTGTACATCCTTCGGAAATACGGATACGCCGACAGCATACGCACCCGCGAGGACTACAAACCACACTCTCACGACACGTCATTATTTGACGAAATCGACACGGGAAGCAAGGCGTATTGGCTGGGCTTCATTTCGGCGGACGGTTGTGTCACCGACAACGGCGTTGTGCGAATTGCGCTGGCCGGCCAGGACGAGGGCCACCTTGTGAAGCTAAAACGAGACTTGCAGGCTACCCACCCTATTAGGGGGGTAACCCCGAAAGGGCGGGCCAAGCACCAAAGCGCGTTGTCTATCAACAGCCGAAAACTTGCCGGCGGGCTGCGGGCCCACGGAGTTGTGCCGCGCAAGTCGCTGACGATGAAACCGCCCACCAAAGTGCCACTCCACCTGTTACGGCATTATTGGCGTGGTATGGTTGACGGCGATGGCAGCTTGTTCGTTAGCAGAAAATATGCTAACCTTCGCAAGGCTGTAGAAATAAGCGGGGCCAACTGATGGAGGTCACGCTCACCGCCGACCTGACGGACATAGACACCCTCCTGCTAGCCATCGACGCGGAGGTCAAGTCGGCGGTGGACGCCATGACGGCGGCGGTGGTACGTCGGCTCAAGCGGGAGGTGCCGAGGCTGGTGTACGAGCTGGTGCAGTCGTCGCCCGAGGCGGCGTCGCTGAAAGGCGGGCGGCTCAGGGGGGAGATGGGCCTGGTGGACCCGGACCGGGCCGTGGCGGAGATATCGTCGGCAGTCGCGGCGGCCGCCGACATCAGGCAAATCCCCTGCGTGGTCAGGGGCGGGGTGGTGTCTAGCGGAGGCGTGGACGTGGGGCTGCTCAGGAGTAACATGTCGGACGCTCTGTCCGCCGAGTTGTCGTCGTTCGTCTCCGAGGGGAAGTTCCGCATCCCGTGGCTGAGCTGGCTCCTCAAAGGGGGAGACCGCGTGCTCGTGAGCGAGTACCAGTTCTACCCGGGGAACTACCCCAACTCCCGCACGGGCATGGGCATCATGAGGACGCCGAGGGGGAGGAGTAAGTTTTCCGCGGGGTGGTCCGTGCCGACCGAGTTTAGCGGCACCGAGGGCGACAACTGGCTGACCCGCTCCCTTGGTAAAATCATCGGCCCGATAACCACCATCGTCGAGGAGGAGGTCGCCAGGGCCTTCCGCTGATGCCGACCCACACTTCGTTCCGCGGGGTCTCCGACTGGGGGGAGTCCCTCCTGTCCGACCAGCTCGAGGCCAACCTCGTCTCGTTCTTCTCGTGGGCCAGCCTCGGCGCCGGCGGGTTCTTCGACGTCCGCATCCCGTCGTCGGGGGCCTACGGCGGCGACATGCACCGGCTCAGGCGGGCGGAAGACCCCAACTACGACGCCGGGCAGGTCTGGGAGGCGTTCCGCAAGGACTGGGTGTGGGAGTCGGGGGTGGAGAACCCCAGGCAGCCCATCCGTGTCTCGGGCGTCTACGTCGGCGGCACCTTCCACCCGGCCACCGGGGTCGGGCCGTACGCCCACACGGTTGACTACCCGCACGGCAGGGTGGTGTTCGCCTCGGGCCTGCCCGCGAACTCGGTGGTCACGTGCGAGTACTCCTACCGCGGCTGCCAGTGGGTCCCCGGGGATTCCCCCTGGTGGAGGGAGGTGCAGACCAACTCCCTGCGGGTGGACGACGGGCAGTTCCTCTCCTACGGGTCTGGGGCTTGGTCCACCCTATCGCAGAGCCGCGTCCAGCTCCCCGCCGTCGTGGTCGAGGCCACCCCCAACGCCCGCCGGCACGGCACCGCCCTGGGCGGCGGCAACACCGTCACGCAGGAGGTGCAGTTCCACGTCCTCGCCGAGACGCCCTACGAGCGGAAGTTCCTCCACGACCTGGTCGCCTACCAGTGGCAGAAGCGGCTGGTCGCCTACGACCGCAACCTGGTGTTCGCCCTCAACAGGTTCCCCCTCGACGAGAACGGCTCGCCCTCACCGTCGGGACTCATGTACCCCTCCCTGATTAAGCCCAGCGGGGAAGGCGGGTGCGGCTGGGAGAGGCACATCCGCTTCGTGGAGGTGCAATCGACCCAGCCCCCCAGGTCGTCGGCCCCGCTCTACACGGCCGTCGTCAGGGGGCTGTTCGAGGTCGATTTGCCGTAGGCCGACTCGCGATGTCTAGCGACCTCCTCGCACACCTGAAGAAACTTGTCGAGGGGGTACTCCTTCTTTATCATGTTAACGTCCTTGTGCACCCACCAGACGTTGCCGGGGACGTAGCCCTTGGTCGAGTCTATCCGGTCTAAAGACGCCGTTTGCCCGTCCGCTTTTTGCAGAAGCCTCCTAGACTCCATCAGGGAGAGAGACCTACCGGTCAACGCGCATCGTCCCCCTTGTTGTTGGAAGAGGCCCCAGGCTTGCTCTATGGTAATCTCAAACAACAAACCCCTTTTGCGAGCCGAACACCTCGTCACCGCAAAATACTCGCCCGAGAGGTCCTCACAGCCGCACCATTTCCTGGACAGCTTGCCCCTACGTTTGGTCTTGGCCATGCACCCGCACGAGGATGCTGCGCCGGAAAACAGGCGATAGGTCGCTCGTGTCACCACGCTACCACAAACACACTCGCACCCCCACGCGGTCCTGCCGGGAAGGCGCGTCTTCCTTTTCAGAGTGAAGCTGCCCACCACGTCGCCAACGTTGTAACGGTGATTCGCCCTCAAGCACCCATCCCCTATCACTATGTCCTACGAACATTTTACAACATAGCGAGAGGCCGGTCAACAAAGGTTTCGGGTTCGTTGGGGTATTTACTGTTGCTACCACCGGCAAGCAATCACCAAAGGCATTGGAGATATTAAGTGTCGCAAAATCGCGTCTATTATGCCGTGCAAAGCGTTAGTGTATCCAAGTGCGGGCTAAACACTTACACTGCCATCCACGGGCTGCAGAGGGCCGGCATTAACACCCGGTTCACGCTGGAGAGCGTGTTCGAGATTGGCCAGCTGGAGCTGTACGAGCTGTCGGAGACGCTGCCGGACGTCGAGGTGACCCTGGAGAAGGTGCTCGACGGCTACCCGCTGATTTACCACCTGTGCACGAACGGCGCGTTGTCTGCGAGCCTGTCGGGGCGGTCGAACGTGCGGTCGACCATCGGCCTGTCCATCTTCGGCGACACCCAGGACTCGGCGTCGGGCACGCCAATCGCCCAGTGCACGGTGTCGGGCGTGTACCCCAGCTCGCTCAACTACAACTTCCAGGTGCAGGGGCCGTTCACCGAGAGCGTGACCCTGGTCGGCAACAACAAGGTGTGGAACAACGTCTTCACCGCGCCGGCCTTCAACAACAACGACTCGCCCCTGGCCATCACCGGCTCGGGCGGCGTCCAGCAGCGGCAGGACCTGCTGTTCGGCCAGGTGTCGACGGCGTGCCGCCTCCCTCCCGACATCCCCGGGGTGTCGGCGTCGGGGTACGTGCCGTACAACACGACCACCCAGGAGTTCGGCGCCCACCTGTCGAGCATCCGCGTCTCGACCAACCTGGGCCGCGAGCAGCTGTTCGAGCTGGGCCGGCGCGGGCCGTACCACCGGTTCATCCAGTTCCCCACGGAGGTCCGGTGCGACATCGAGGTGACCGCGACGGCCGGCGACTCGGTGACCGCACTCGAGGAGAGCGAGGCCAACCTCACCGACCGCACCATCTACATCGCCACCAAGGAGGGCACCAAGCTCAACCTGGGCTCCAAGAACAAGCTCAGCTCGGTCACCTACGGCGGGGCGGACGCCGGCACCAACGGAGGTAATGCCACGGCCACCTATTCGTTTACCAACTACAACAGCTTGGTGGTCACACATCCGCAAGACCCGTCCGGGTTGTAAGTTACGACGAGTCTTGCCGTGTACAAAGGCCCTGTTTATCGGGGCCTTTGTCCTTTTCACCGCCTCGAAAGCGTCATCGCCCGCTCAAAAGTCCACGAGTTGCTGGATAGGCGGCCGCTCAAAGACTCCGCGCGGGCGGCAAGGCGAGCCGCCTAACACGGCATTCTCCTGCGTGTTCGCAGGATTATGTCGAGCCGCGTGAGTGTGGTCAACCAACGCGGTGGGGTGAGTATTACCCTGTGGGGACCCAGGGGAAAACATGAAGGTCAACAAGAAGCAGTTCGAGGTCGAGGTCGGCGGTGAGAAGGTCAAGCTGGAGGCGCGTCGCCCGGACACGCGTCAGAAGCAGCAGGCCAACCTGGTCTACGCCAGGGCGTTTCGCAACATGGTCAAGCCGGCCGACGGCGGCCCAGGCTTCATCGTCCGCAGCGCCCTCGAGGGGGTGATGCGGGAGCAGAAGCTGTGGGACGACGAGAAGCAGGCCAGGGCCGACGAGCTTGCCAAGCTCCTGGCGGACGGCGAGCTGAGGCTGCGCAAGGGCGGCATCCGGCTGAGCGAGGCCCGCGAGCTGGCCATCTCCATGAGGCGGTGGCGGGCTGAGCTGAACATCCTGCTGGCCAAGCGGAACGAGCTGGACCTGAACACGGCTGAGGCGCAGGCGGAGCAGGCCCGGTTCAACTACCTGGTATCCGCCTGCACTGTTCGCGCCGACACCGGCAAGCCGTACTTCTCCTCGCAGGAGGACTACGAGGCCAGGGCGGACGACGACCAGGCCGCGGCGTCGGCGGCCGGCCAGTTCGGGCAGCTGTACTACGGCGTGGACGAGGACTTCTACGGCAAGCTGCCGGAGAACGAGTTCCTGCTCCGGTTCCGGTTCTGCCGCCCGAAGGACTTCCACCTCGTCGACAAGGACGGGCGGCTCATCAACGCCGACGGCAAGCTGGTGAACGAGGACGGCTTCCTCGTGGACGACAAGGGCAACCCGGTCGACGACAAGGGGAACCCGGTCGACAAGGACGGCCGGCCGGTGGTGCAGGCCCAGCCGTTCCTGGACGACGACGGCCGCCCGGTGGCGGAGGCCAAGCGGGAGCCGGAGGCCAAGCCGGAGGCCGCCCAGGGCTGACGGGCGTGTCCCCCGAGGAGAGGGAGGCGGCGGCCTGGGCGGTCGTGGCCGGGGTTCGCAAGTTTTCCGTCTCCGGGCTGGAGCTGGCGGTGTGCCCGCCGACGCCGGAGGACAGGGCCGACGCGGCCGGGCTGTACACCCTCCTGCTAGGCGACTTCTTGATGTCGGGGGCGATGTGCGTCGAGGAGATGGCGGCGTACGAGGAGTCGACGGGCCTGTGGGTCGCAGCCGACGAAGCGTTGCTGTCCCGCGTCCGGGCCGACA